TAGGATGGGGATTATGAACATCTTAAATTCATTATTTGATAGGTTCTGTCCATGCCTTACACATAAAATGTTGAGAGCTAGAAAGAAGGTTGAACGTGATCATGATACATACGAGCCTTCGGGGAATGACTTCCCTTCAGTGTGCGATCACTCAGGCACGATTCCGATCAGTTGATCGCCATCTCAGGCGTTTTATATACTAATAAGAAATTTGTCTTAATCAATTCGTGCCTAGAAAAAACCATACCGCCAGCGCACCACAAAACAATTTTTTTTTCCCATTTTAGTATTTAGTATATATACTCGCAGAAAAATTCCCGATCCTAGGCGTTATATAAAGCCCCCCGATCATCCTAGGCACGGGGAGTATATAAGGAACAGCGAAAAAAAATATATAAACACTAGGCATGAAGTCCTTTATATACTAATAACATTAGGCATGACTATATATAAAGCAAAAAAAATATACTAATATGATGTATGATCGCATATACTAGGCGTGAATAGTATATATACTAATAACATATATACCCACCCCGCAAATTTTCACGAGCAAACACTTATATACAGGGCTATTCAGATCTGCATATATAGAATTGACTACTAAGAGAAAAGAATTATATATCTCCACAGGCTCGAATCTTCAGCCTCATGAAATGGGGATCGGTGAAGCTATATATCTACCTACAATCGTAGGCGTGAATAGTAAACTAGGCGTGATATATGAGACTGATTTATTTCCCTTTGCCACCCTGCCTAGATTCCCTTGGGACACAAAATATTATAAATCACCAGTAAAATGATTTATATATGATTAATGTCTGATCTATCATTACATAGGTATCATATATCGGACAATTAAAAGTGGGGTAGACTTATCCACCATGCCTACGGTTCAGTATATCTAGGCACGATTTCAACCTCACACTTACTGAACGAGTTGTGAAGCCATCATCCCGTAAATATAACTTAGGCGTGAAAGTATATAAACCTATGCACGTTCTCGTATATATTACAATGTGCTACTTTATGGTACATTATGATATAGGGGATTCGCCCTACCACAGAATCACACGGATGCGATTACCCCTTAGTAGTAAGGCTACTATCTATTGCAAGGTTCTTTATATAAGACTTTCTTTTTTACTGCAAGGTTCTTTATATATGGGTCGCTGAGTGTACTAAACCTACGCTGTCTAACAACGCCTGTGTTCCACATCAACTTGGCTAAGGAGATTACAGCTAGCATCTCTACCTGAAAGCCTACCATACATCCGCGAGATGTGATATATAAGTGTTAGTATGTAAATCTTAAACAAGATTTTGAACCTGAATAATCGCAAAAAGCACACTGTCCAATATACGGTAACTTCCAATCAGGTAAGTGTTGATCACGCCTATGCCCACATTTACATTTGTCAATTAGTTATATCACCACAGAGAGTATCGTGACATAGATATTTAAACGTTTAATAGTCATACAAATAGTATAACTAAATGAAATAGTCATACTATATGGCTAACTAATTAACTTCATACTTTCATAACGCCAGTCCCCCCTACCAGACCTCTTAGTTATGAAGGCGAATTGAGATTGGATTTGAACCAATGTCCTGTACCTTACCATGGTAGTACCCGCTAAGCCCAACTCAGCTACTCATATCACCATAGAGTATATATCCGCTAAACTATATATACGTTCGCTAATTGCGAACATTCATACTTTCATATAAAGTATATTCTGTGTCGAGTTGGTGACATATATTTATAAATCACCAGTACCCATCATTGACCGTTCCTAGTCTCAGGCGTGGTTACATTATAGATCGCTGTTCGCCACACGGTTAAACCGCTAAGGATTCTGCCTCACCGCTTGTCCACCACGCTTTGACACGCTTAGTCCTCGCAGATTTTGGGGAACTCGGTTATTGTATATATATGAAGTATATATAAAGGTTATGTAAATTTCACATACGATATTATTATTATACCTAGTGTTATTAGATTTATTACAATTAAAACACCAAGAGGCTCATACCAATCTTTACTAAATCCACCATATCCTTTACGTTTAGTGTGATATAGCCAACCAAGTAAAATTAAAGTAGTTACAAAATATATTATTATTCCCATATACAATGCGGGAAATTCTAATGCCATAATGTTATGGTAATAGTACCACATATAAGGGTAACTCTTTAGTCAATTCACTCCGATTGGGCGTTGAGTTACCGACAATCTACCCTATCATAGCCAAACGTTTTCGTATCCCCTTCATATTCACGCAGAGTTCTCACGAACTAAGGAATCCAGATTAGTAGTTTGATCATTATACCTAGTGCAATAATACCACTAAGTCTTTATAAGTGTTCAGTACTATTCATGCAAAACCACTCCTAACTCTCAAAATCTTATAGTATATAAACGTAACCCCTAGCCAGTTCGTAAGACTGGTCTGTATCATAGAGTCCTAAGTCCCATCCTACTTTCGGTTTACCAATTTTGGTTAAGTATAGGCTTCTCAACTGTGCATACTCACACCACTAGGGTTATTTGATAATTATCTTAACAGTATATATAGGTTTTATTCTTTAAATATAATTTTCCAAACCACAACCATACCTACGAGTACGCCCCCGACTACGGCTATATCAATAAGAAATTCATACATTATTATTACGCATCCCACACTGAAGGGAAGTCATTCCCCGAAGGCTCGTATGTATCATGATCACGTTCAACCTTCTTTCTAGCTCTCAACATTTTATGTGTAAGGCATGGACAGAACCTATCAAATAATGAATTTAAGATGTTCATAATCCCCATCCTACAGTCATTAATAATACAAGTCCTACACCTAATATACCAATTCTTCTATAACTTACATCATCTTGATAATGTTCATAATAATATTCTTTCCCGATAAATGGAAAACCATATTCATGTTTCATTAACAAAACCCCCTACGATCAACCTCATTACAGTTAGTACATCTGAACTCTAAACTGTTTTGAGTGAAACGAATTGATAGTGTATCAAACTTACCACAATGAATACATCTTGAAGTGACATCTGTTTTCATATTTTAATAACCTCGAATCTCCTGTTTACACGCTAAACAGATTTTCTTTTCTTCATAAAGACCTTCCGTATTCATTCGATATATAATTTGATATTCCCAATGTGAACAACTTGTACTGATATATGATGGATCAACGGTCATATATCTATCCTCGTACCAGATCTAACTAATCCGTTGTCAATAGTAGTTTCTACTTGAAATATTATTTCTTCAACTATCCCTACAAATCCATCCCATCCGAAAAATACGATGAGTATAAATACAATTAATAAAAACCATCCTAACATATCTACCATCCCTCGAAATCTTTAGGTGGCTTTTGTGGTTTTATGTCAATCTTCGTAAATTTACCTAGATACTTAATCCATTCTATCACACCATCATAACAAATTCTTTCTTTACGTTTTAATAGTCTCATATCTTCATACCTTCCTACTAAATTCCTTTAATTTGAGTTTTAATTTTTCAGCTTGTTTTGGATGTAATTTTTCCATATACTTCATATATCGGTTATAATACCAATGAGGTTTTAGTTTACCATTTTCTGTAATACACCATATACCTCGTTCTAATTCACCAGTTGCTATGGTATTCATTATTCTTACTATAGCATGAGAATCACAATATGCTATCCTAGCATTTCCATAATCTGTTATATAAAAAACGTTAGATTCATTCCAGCAAGATATTACACAATGAAGTGTCCCCATTCCTTCGCCCGTTCTTCTTCCCCACCACCAGCTTTCTTTTGGTAGGGGAATATCACATGGTCTTTGTTTATAATCATATACCGTTATTGTTCTACGTTTCATATTAATCAGCATCCTTTGATGGTACTATCTCCCTAGCTTCAAAAGATAGTGATACATTGGCGAATCCTTTTTTATGTATGACTTTAAATGTTCTAGGATCTGGTGTTTCAAATAGAGTTATGCCCAGCATTTCTCGAACTTTGGGAGTGAGGTCTACAACATGATCTTTTATTTGTATATGAGGAAGGCTCATATTGTATTCAGGAAATCTCCTTCTGCATCTACATAAGAACTACAATCAACACATAGATGAACATCTTCAGGTTTAACCCATCCCCAACCAGCACATCTAGCTACTGATAAACCAATAACATTATGTTTTTTATTCTTTTTAATATCAGGTCTACGTCTTATATCGTTATGACAAATGACAAATCCATATTCATCTTTCATATCTTTACACTATCTCCATATATGATACGCAAACATTATTGTCATAAATACAACTAATCCAATCGCTACTGTTTTAAACCCAAGTGGATTAAATCTTCTTCGTGGGTTTTCCTGTTTATCCCACTCTTCTGATTTAGTCATTTAGGAAGCTTCCTCACTTCTATTGCTAATTTATCAATCTTGTCAAATATAGGATATATTTCTTTATTTTCTTTAATATCACTAATTTTATCTATTATCTTACATAATGTATCTGATAATGTGTTAGGTTGTAAATTATCCATCATTACATCTTTGATAAATAATCGGAGATAATCAACATCGTTTTGTAAATTTCGTAATTGGAGTTTTTCATTAAAATCTAAATGACAAGTTGTATTATGTATCAAAAATTACATCCACCTGTGCTAATTTCTGATCCATGTTCATTAGCACAATCACAACAGAATAACTCATCACAATGTTCACATTCATTCAAACCGTCTGGAAATAGTGAATCACAACTGGAGCATCTATCAATTCCTACTTCTTGTAAATCATCAATCTTTCTAGGTAGTATATATGCAGAAAAATCTATTGGACTGTCTTGAGGAAATTTTTTGAATTGCTGAACTTTACCATCTCTAAATATAGCTATGAAATTCATTATACGACTCCTACCTTCATAACGTTTTAAAGTACCTACGGTTCTTACACCCATGGTATTATACCACTCGTGGCTAAATATAAAGGTTGCCCAAAAAAATTTTAAACGGCTACGCCATAATTTATAAATGGATTTCCATGTTCATCCAAGTCCACAGTTCCGATTTCTTTTAATCGTTTGTCTATTTTATGTGTCTTTTTATCCCACCATCTAAACACATCGATCCCTCTTCCCCGAAGTATCCAAAGATTAACCTGATTACCAAAATGTTGATTATTATATTCGTGTATTTTAGGCATGGATGTTGGTATTGGTTATTAATGGTATACCTATATCTTCTTCTAGTTGTAATTTTTTTGCTTTAATTCGTTGTTTTGAAGTACATTTTTGAAACACTCCTAAATTGTTTAACATTCTAAGAAATGATCCTATTTGATCAAATGAATAATGAGCTTCATCATTTAAAGTTGTTATAATATTTGTTAAACTACTATTAATAGTACACATTAATTCATCATCATCATTATCAATATAAGTTATTGGAACTGGTCTTATTAATCTATCTGATATACCATATACATTTACTATAGAATCATATTCAGGTTCATGTACCATGTTGTCAGCCATTTCATCAAAATAGATCATTCTTTTAACACATCCAATAGCTCCTAAAGCACAATAAGTAGTTATTTTTTTACCGTTTGCGTGAGCCAAAGATTCAAAATTTTGTGTTCTAGTATGTGCTGATTCTTCTAAATCCCTTATTAATTCTGAAACTCTATCTTTTGTTGAAACATTCATATATTATACAATAACAATTAACAATATAAGTGTTTAAAAAAAGTGATGTTTACACACTTTACAGCGTGTAACTTTTTGCCCCCGTGTATTCAGGGTTTCAAACAAGGCGTGGTTATGTCCACGTTGTTTTCTTCTCACATACAGTCTTACCCGTGGAATCTGTCGCTTCCCTCTGGTGTCTATGTATGGTACTCTAGTTTTCATCAAGCATTGAGCATGATGATTAGACTAAATGGGAGTATTATATAAGGTTAGCCATCAAGATTATTTTCCCTTCTCCAAAGTGGAATCATTATATCTCATTCTATTTTGTGGGGTGTTTCTTATCTGACCGTTCCTTATGGCTTCATTATAACATTTGTTACACATTGGATGTTTCTTACTACATTCCTCACACCAACATAAATGACCGCTCCCCGACTTGAACTCATGAAAACAAAAATCACACATTATAAATTCCATATATAAAAAAAGGAGATATTAGATATAAGTGTTATCTTCTGGGTGGTTCTGGTGGATTAGCATGAAAGTTACATAAACAACTCAAATGTTTTATTTCATGTTCCAGTACGGAATGACCTGTGTGACTCATCCCTGTTCCAAAATCAGATAACATCATCATGTGTCCTCTATTACTATTATATGATGCACATCCTTTAAGTAAATTATGAAGTCCCTCTTCATCATAAGGATAACAGTATTTAGTAACATAGGGATCGGAATAAACATATACTGACCATTTTTCATCACAATCATATCCCCAATTTGATCCTATAACCGCACACATATAAAACATCATTATTAACATACTTAGTAAAAAAAAGAAAGGGTTATATAGTTTTGGTTAATTATCCGCTAGAACACGCACTCCATGAACAACAAATACAAGTTTGACATCCACCAGAATTTATAACGATTCCACCATCTTCACAATTTGGACACGACATAATAAAGTAATTTGTTCTAGGCTCATATAAAGATTACAAGGGGACTTTAATAAAAAAGGGTTTAATATCCCCTTTGATTTTATCCTGTCATTAAATGACGGAATTGGCGTATAGCTGCACACACCGAGTAGTTTATATATGATTGGACTATATAATAGTTATGGCTCAAGATACAGAACGCTGTGTCAGGTGTGAAACTATAATGGAACCAATACAACCATGTCATTTAAGATGTCCTAACTGTGGTTCTGAATTAGATTGCTCTGATAAAGGTTCGTACTGGTAGTTATTCTAAACCTGTTTTACCATCATCTTTGGTACGAAAACTTATTGTTGATGAAAAGAAAGTAGGATTTCCTGTTCCTGATGTAACATCAAAAGTTTCACTATTATCAGTGACATCAAAGGTTACAATGGGAGTATCATAAGGATAAGGAAATTGTGGATATAATGGTTGGGTAGGAATTGTATCAAATGGATTATAAAGTGGATAATGTGGATAAGGACACGGTGTTGTTTTAAATAGTTTTAATAATTTTTCTACTAAATCTAATTTCTCTTTATCTGATATTTTACTATCTGTAACAGCTTGAAGAATTTTTGCTTGGTCTTTTTCGAGCATATATCGTTACTACGATTACTTATATATAAAGTTAAATAAACCACTTGGTAGGCACGATTTTAAATATTCAGTCAATCCTACCATCATTTCTCAGATCTTCTACCACTTCATCCCAGCGATTAGTTTGACAAGGAGTACAATAAGATTCCTTACCGTCATTACAATATCCACCTGTATTACCACTCTTAGTTAAACAATCACACAATACTGTACTCTTACATATAGGGCAGTAATGCGTATGATCTTCCTTATTTTCTTGCATAGTTAATCTATGTTAATAGATATATAAAAACCTATTCTGCTTCTTCATCCCATTCTGTTTCAGCTTTGTGCATGACTTCTAATTTTTGTCTAAGTAATTTATCTTTATCATCCATTGTTTTTTCCCCAAAGTAATCGGACAATATGCTAAGAATACGCTTAAAGTCCTTTACATTTAATTCCACATACGACATGATCTATCTTACGCTCTAAAGTATTTAAAGAAAGTTACTAGAAATAGTCGTTAAAAGATTTATTATCATCGGCTTCAACAGATACACCATTATCTATATCATCTGAATCTTCTGTAAGATCTACGGTTACTTCATTATCTTGATCATCTTTGGTTGTAGTATCTTCTGATTCTACTTCTGCTCCCTTCCATTCGTTTCCCCTAGCTTCACAAAGAACTTGATTAATATTACCGTCTATGATTAGTTGAATTTCTCTTGGATTTAATACAATATCAGGGCATAGTCCCAAAATTCTTTTCAGACCAACCTCTAAAGAAGTTACTTTTGCCATGACTGTTGATTATAATACTACTATTTAATCTTTTTCGTTCCCACACAATTCCATCCATACCCACAGTCATTGCAGGCTATTTGTACGCTTATAAATAGTATTTTATCCTTAGAATATTCTCCCCCATCTTCACTCCATTCCTTTTCTTCAGATTTTACCCGATCTGTGCCACATTTGGGGCAATATTTAGTCATTAGAATGAAACCTCATCCAATGAATAAATTTTTTAGGTGTAGATAAATCAATCATTTTTTTACATCTTTTTAAATTACACTTTTGGTTCATTCTCGACCAAAACTCCTATTTTTAAAAGTACATTGAAGTAAATGATTAGTAGAATCTAATTCATTCCCACAATCACGACAAATTTTAATACTCAATTCTTCTCCTTATGTTTCCTCTCATGTGCGAATATTTCTTCCATTGATGTGTGAGTTCCATAATCATCCTCTTTTATCCATCCACAATCCTTGCAAGTGTATTTCATTTCTTTTCCTTTAGTGTATTTTGAAGTTCATCTAATTTTTTTAATACTTTAAACCAAGCATCTTTGAATACTATATCAGAAAATAATTTATTAAACATATCTGAATTAGAAAAATACACCATAAATTTAACAAATGAACCGCTAAAAGTTAATTTTTCTCCATTCATTCCAATAGCAAAATCAACATATTTTTTAGCATCTTCATGGTCTTGTAGGATTTGTTGTTTTAGTTGTTCAGCTCGTTCTTTCTTCATTCCACACTCAAATCCCTCTAATGAACAGAATTTTAATTGATAATCGTAACCAGCATTATCTAATCCTTTTACAATCATCATATCTTCTTCCTTAATTTCAGTCATTTCTTCTCTCTAAGCGACTTAAAATAAATATCTTCAATTAGATCTATAACATCATTACAGAATTTTTCCTCTATAAATTGTTTGGTGTGTTCTGATTCAATCATTTCCTTTCCCGCCTTCTCTTCACCAATTCCTGTTTAATATATTGGTTTTCTTTTTTCATCATTCTAACCCATTGGAGATACTGTTTTGTTAATTTATTATTCTGTTCTAGGGCTATCTTTAACATACCTTCCGTGTAATTTTTAAATCTGTTTGTCATTTCTTTTTCCTCTTTCTACTCTCATCTAATTCTTTGATAAATTTATCCATGTTTTCTTTGGAATAAAATTCTGGAATATCTTTAATTCCCAAATCATTTAACACATGATCTAATCTTTGTCCATATTTTGAGGATTCTAATCCATCCCAAAGATCAGCTAAATCAACTATTATTTTTCTAAGTTTTTCGTTTTGTAATAGATGTTCCTTTAATTTTTCTGGGTTTTTATTGGCAATTATTACTTCATCACAACAGAAAAAGCCATCATCATGTAATACTCGTATCCCTTCTTCTTTAAGTTCTATCATGTTTTCTCACTCCAATTATGACCATTAGTACAAGAGTATTGAGTAGTAATTGTATTATGTCCTTGATTCTTTACATAATTACCATCTTCATCATACCAATCTGGGAAATAAGCTAACGTTGTTGTTGATGCTCCTATATACACTAGGCTTTTCTTTCCATCTTTAACACATTGAATACATTTCATTTTTTTCCCTCTGGTTTTAATAGAAAATACGTTCCAATTATAAATACACTAAACGCCACTGTAACCATGATTTGATTAACAAAAGTCTCTATCATCATGTTCTTCCATCTAATACTTTTTGAAAATCTGTTTTTGGTAATTCTATCCAATCACCATCATGAATCTTATTTAACCATTCTTCTATTCTCTTTACTATCTGTCTATCTTTTATAGCTTGGATTATCGCTTCTGGTGAAAATCCTTTCTTAGCATCTTCATTGTCTTGTAGGATTTGTTGAATTGTTTTATCATAATCTCCTGTTCCAACAATACAAAGAAATTCTTGCACTGAACCTTCTCTTGAGGCTAAATGATATTTTTGTAAATTCTCTTCCTTAATCTCTATCATTATTTCTCTCCCCAAGGAAACGACTGAAGTTCTAATATTGAAATAAAATGTTGTAATAACCATTGAAAGTTTGAACTCTGTTCTATTGTGGTTGTTTTTTCTAATTCTTTTCTAACCCACTCAATTCGTTCTTCTAATCTTTTTACTATCTGTCTATCTTTTTTTCTCAATTCACATGATTCATTATAGAGTTTTTCAAAATCATGGGATCTGCCTTTGTAATCAAACTTAGCATTTTCATGATCTTGTAGGATTTGTTGGATCATCTCATCAGAAAATGTAAGGTTGTTTCCTCTCCACTGAATTTGCTTTAAAGTTTCTTCCTTAATCTCAATCATAATGATGTGTGCTCCACTATTTCACAAACAGCTATTTCGATTTTAATCAAATAGTTCATAACAGCATCAAACATACTTCCAGTTACAAGTTTATCTTCGTACCAATACCACACCCTTTCTACCCATAGAGGAACCTCGCAAGATATTTGGTGAGCCATACGCCTTTTATACCGAAGTGATTATATATACCTTCTGGAAATTACTATTAAACTTAAATAATATGTAAATTAAGGGTATAATATGATCTCACCTGATGAATTTTACCGTCAAACGAATGAAAATTTTAAAACCGTATTTAGTAAAATAGATGATGTTAAAAGCGATGTATCTGACTTAAAAGGTCAATTTGACACTCATATTGCTGTCGGGGAAGCACTTGAAAAAGTAGAAAAATCAAATAAAATACCAAAAGCTGCAAAAGTTGGATTACTTGCTTCAATTATACCCATTGGTTTAATAGCATATAATTTAATTATTGGGTTTTAGTTATTCTCCAAAAGATTCTTCTCCCCAAATAGCAACTCTAATCATATTATGCTCTTCGTTATCATCCATTTTAATTGTGTATTTTTCAATTAATTTATCATCGGCTAAGTCCTCAATTTCCCATTCTACACATTGAAATATAGCTGCGTGGATGTTTTCATGCTCTGTAGTGCTTAAAACATCTTCAATATTTTCATGTCTTTGACAAAAAACATAATTTCTTTTTGAATCTGCATAAAAAACCCCTCTATAATTCTCACCAGATTGATTAAACATTCTAAATGTACTATAACTTGGATAATCTGGTGTTTGTAAGTAAAAATCACCTTTTGCCTCTAAAATTAGTTTTGGATTATATTTACGAGCCTTTGCCCGTCTTTCAGCTATTTGTATGCCTAAAATCTTATTTTTTACGGTCATACCAATTCAATATGCTGTCCTAAATTTAAACTTTACACTAGCATACTATGTATGAACATGATCATATTGAGAATTGTCCTATAGTCATAAGGTTTATATAAGGCAAAAACCATTCAAACGGTAGGAATATAGTATTATTTCTATAATTTTTTATAATATGATCATATTTTTAATTTTTTATGATCATACTCATATTTTGAACATTTCATGATCATGTATGAACATAAACCCCCATTTCTTATTAGCTAATGATCATTAGCTAACAGGAAATATACCTTTATATGATAGTTTTATATGATCAATATGATGGCTAGGCGATTTAATAATGAAATTGGAATGAAGTTACCAAAAGTAAATTGTTCTAAAAGGACATGGAATAGATTTGTTTCAAGAATTAATATAAAATACGGTTTTGATGATTAGTGGTACAAATGCACCCAAAAATTAGAGAACAACTAAAGAGATTGAGAACTATTAGTTATGGTAAAATTAAAACTCAGTCAGCAGGGGTGGTAGAGATACCCATTGGTCAAATGAAGTCCCATGATCTTGCCCGTGCGTTATATGTAGCTGCAAATTCTTTTGCTGAACTCATGTATAAACAACAAGCAATCTCCAAAATCATACATAAAGTACAAGAAGATGTTAAAAAAGTGTTAGCTGATGATAGTTTAACAAAAGAACAATTAGTTGAGAAACTAAAGGAAATTATACTCGATTCTGATAAGGCGGAAAATCTTTCAAGACCGTCACCTTTGGGGGGAAAGGAATCTTAACGCCCTTCCTTGCAATATAATATTTACCTTTAATAGTACGTTTATTATGATATTCTCCAATAGCAAAATTATAATCACAATCAAACTGATCAATAATTTCTTCGGTTACATCACTTATGGTATAAACCGTAGCAGTTGCCATACCTTTTTATAATGGTGGTTATATTTAAAACTATGGATAAGCATCATGCAAGTATCTATGAATTAACAATTAAGGAAATAATGGAAAAATTTAAGATAAAAGGAACAGTAAGGATTAGAGGGGTTAAAGTACAATCTGACCAATGGCGTGAAGAGGATAATAAATTAATATTGGAAGTAATTTAATGGAATTAAAGGAAAAGCCAAAATGGTATGAATGGTATATTTGTAAGGTTTGGAAAGCTAATTATGCTATGAATCAGAACGATGCACAAAGACAATTTGCCCTAGATTGGGGATGGAAAACCAAGTATGTAACTAATCCTCATTGGTGTTCATGGACAGATAGAGATCATAAAGCAGTTCAAGATTATGATAAAGCAAAAGAGAGTGGAGAAGTAACATATAGGAGAGTTAAATAATGGAAATCTCTAAATTAAAGGGTATCGGGGAAGTTATTTCAAAAAAATTTGCAGCGAACGGAATTACCACTGTAGAGCAATTATTCGTAATACCGCCACCAAAGGTAGCAGAAATGCTTGGAATTGACAATCCAAGTGCTATGGATTTATTTAGGAAGGCAAGGGCAGCTTTTAACGACACACCGATGTTTCAATCTGGGCTAGAAAGTAAAAAAGAAGATGATAATATAGAAAAAATCTCAACTGGTACTAAGGCACTAGATAAACTGTTCACTGGGGGAATTGAGTGCGGAGCCACAACTGAAATATATGGGGAGTTTGGTTGTGGTAAAACCCAATTCTGTCACACAATGGCGGTTAGAGTTCAATTACCAAAAGATCAGGGTGGACTTGATGGAAAATGTATTTGGATAGACTCTGAGGGAACTTTTGAACCAACAAGAATCGAACAAATAGCAAAAGCAATAGACATGGATGGTGATAAGGCACTTGGAAACATAATTCATGCAAAGGCGTTTAATTCAGCAGATCAATACATGATCTTGCAAGAAGTAGAACATTTAGTTGAAAAAGACAAAACAATAAAACTCGTGGTTATTGATTCTGCGATAGGATTGTTCAGACAAGACTTTTCTGGTCGAGGTATGCTAAGTGAACGACAAAAATATTTAGACGAATTTTTGACTTTAGCATCAAATATGGCAAATTACCATGAAATAGCGATTATTTGGACAAATCAGGTTATGATAAATCCCGGAGTTTTTTACGGAGATCCAGTTACAGCCGTTGGTGGAACGATATTAGCACATAAATCAACATATAGGGTATATTTCAAGAAATCAGGTGCATATAGAATAGGAATTATGAAAGATTCACCAAAACACGGTGAAATTAACGTAATGTTTGGTTTGAGTGTTGCGGGAGTGGTTGATCGGGAAGTTGCGGAAGAGTTAGAAAAAGAACGCAAAAAGGCAATAATAAAGGCTAAAAAAGAGAGAAATAAGGAAGATGCCTGAATGTATTTATGAACATGATTGGATAAAACGTATAACCTGTGATAATTGGGCTAGAAGAAAATGTAGTTATTGTGGTAAAGTGGAAAAATCAGAATTAAACTGGATGTCAGATGATGAATAAATGTCTTAACTGCGGAGAGGATATATGGTGTAAAGAGTATGAATTTTGTCAAATTTGCGGAGAAGTTTTTAAAAAAATAAAATGTATAGATAGTGTATGTCCAAATCAGGCAGTAAATGGACTTCAATTTTGCAAAGAACATGAGATATTTTTAAATGGAAACTTAAAATACCCCCTTTAAATAGCTTTATATAAAGGGTAAATACTTAAATACTCATGCCTCAATGCGATGAATGTGAAGTAGAATTGACTAAAACACCTTATCTTTATGATGGTAGACCTGTTTTTGAGTGTCCTAAGTGTGAAGAAGAATATATTTAAATACCATAACACGTTTGGGTAAGATATGGGATTCTTTGGAAGGATTAGGGATAATTTAGACCCTAGAAACTATAAGGTGGTAGAAAAAGGGGAGTTTGATAGAGTTACCCAAGATCATTATGACATTATGAAAGAATATAACGATTCATATCTTCATGCTAACAGTCGTGCAAGTACACCATATCCGTTTATGGATACTCCCGATGGTGCTAAGATACCAATGTGGCGAGTTGCCCCAAACAGGGTTTTTGAACTTGCTGATTATGTAGGTGATTTAAGAGCAGTTATTGAAACAATTCAAAGAGAAATGTTTAGAAATGGAATCGAGGTTGTGCCAAGATATGAGCATAAATGTTTGGTATGTTTAAAGGAATATGAACAAAAACCACTCAAAGACTTTGTTCCACTTCGGGAGATAGGTAATAAAAATAAAGAAAAATTAAAATGTACCGACTGTGGAAACGAGAATATTAGAAAATGGACTAGACCAGATCCACAAAATAGACAGATCTTAGAAACCCTTATACATAAACGAGTTAATAATAACCAACAATCACTTAAAATCGTAGCAAGACAAGCTGAAAGAGACTTGGATATAATTGATGGATGTTATATTTTAGTATCAAGACATTGGAAAATAGAGGATTTAGCTGAACCAGATCCACTTACAGGTGCTACTAAAAGGGCAAATTTGAGTATAAAAGAAAGTGTAATAGATGAAATTATAAGAATACATCCGATTCAGTGTGCCATAATAGCTTCCGATGAAGCAGTTTTGGGAGTTGGTGCAGACGGAAAACCTAGATTCATCTGTCCACAATATGAACATAGAGATACAGTATTAGAAGTACCAGTATGTCCTAAATGCAACTGTGAAGCTTTCAACGCATTTTTAGAAACCAACAGTGTTCCTTATGGTGTACCATTATCAAGTCCTAAAAAGATGTATTATACTCAAAGAGAAATCATTTGGTGTCCCGGAAAGTTTCATCCTGACGTACTTTATGGTAATAGTCCGATTCAAAGTGTTTGGAAGAAAGTATTATCATTAATGTTCCAAGATGAATATATGTGGAAATATTTCGATAAAGACAGACCGCCAAAATCCTTACTTGTAATGGGTAGTAGAAATGCCGAATCAGTACAATCCTTTATGGACAAACAAAGACAGGGAGCTAGGCAAGATCCATATATGCCAAGACCAATTTTACTAAATACAGAAGATGTAAGTAAATCCATGCAGTTTATAGATTTGACTCCAAACTTTAAGGAGTTAGAATTAACCGAATTAAGAAGAGAATTAAGACAGATTATATCTACCGTATATGGTGTTCAGCCATTATTCTATGGTGAACAAGCAAAAGCGGGACTAGGAAATGAGGCTTTACAGGTAACACTAACAAATAGAACTATAAAGTGGTTCCAACGTTATTTTAATGAAAACTTTTTTGATGAGATTACTGAAATAATGGAAATACCTGACTGGAAGATTGAATTGGTGACAAGTGAAGAAATAGACGAATTAAGAGATGAACAAGTTAGAGGACAGAAAATTGATAACGCTGTAAAATTATATGGTATGGGCTTTGATATTGCCTTTGACGGTGAAAATGAAATTCAAATATCACAATATCCAAATCCAGAAAAACAGGAGATGATGATGGGCGGTGGACAAGACAATCCTCAAAATTCTGATGATCCAAGCAAAAGTAATTCAAGTAAACCAAATGCAGAAGATAAAACAAATTTTGATGGAGAACCCAAACTAGCAAAACCAAGTGATATTGGTGGAACTGGTGAAGGAGATCCAAGAGGATCTGGAAGTTCAATGAGTAACAAGGCTTGGGATAAGTTTTTGAAATCAATAGAACCTAGCACACCTATAGTAAAATTAAAAAAAACATATACAATTAAAAAGAAAGGAAAACCTGACGTAGTTATTGAGGAAGAAGAATAATGAAAATTCCACTTAATATTGAGAAAATCTCAGGTGATACCGACTGTTATGAGGACATATCCAAAATTATAAAATATAGGATTAGTAACAATAATCGTCATTTAGTCAGAAATGTAAACGTGATCGCTTATACAATTAAAGAAGATGGGAAAAAGACTAGGAGTAATTTTTGTAAGAAAATAACTGGAATTAAGCCCAGATTGCTTCCAAACGAAGATTGTGAGATTAGTTGCACAATTAAGCTGAATAAGGAGTTTAATGAGTTTATTGATATTGACGGAAAAGAAGAATTAAGTGCCATCGACCTTTATATCTTGGTTACGGGTACTTTAGTCATATCAAGGACATAATATTTAAATACTAAAAATAACGCCTATTATATATGGCAATTCTAACTACCGATGTAGATACAAGATTATCAGGTGGAGCTGGTAACTCAGATCCAGATGCTTCTTTAGGCGGAGTAAAATCTTCAACTGAATTATCCCCAACTGTGGGAGAAGAGAATCTATTTAGTAATGTAGATGGTGCAGAGGCAGCTGCTGGATCTACCAAATATCGAGGTTTATATTTTCATAATGGACACGCTTCATTAACTTTGGAATCAACATTTATATGGTTTTCAACTCAAACCCCTTCAACCGACACCATTATTGCTATGGCTTTGGCTGGGGAAGGACTTAATGCAACTATGGAAACAGTAGCAGATGAAGATACAGCGCCAGTAGGCGAATCATTTACAGAACCAGCAACAAAGGCTGGTGGATTAAATATGGGCAACGTGCCATTTTCACAACATTTTGGATTTTGGGTAAGACGTATTGTAACTGGATCTGCAAGTGCATTTGACAACGATGATTGGGCATACACAATAGAAGGAGATACGGCAGCTTAATCATGACTCTAACTAGAAAATGTAAAA